AATAATATTCCACTTGACAGATATACAGAAATAAAAGGAACAATAAAGGATGTAGAATATGATGATAATGGTGTTAAAAATTTAACTCTAGATGATGGTTCAAAAATAAATGCGGATTTATATATTGATTGCTCTGGTTTCAAAAGATTATTAATTAATAAATTAACTTCATTTAATAAGTATGAAAGATTAATTAATAACGCTGCTATATGGGGAACAGTTGAACATCAAAGTTATAAACCTTGCACTGTAGCTGCTGCTCAAGATTATGGATGGATATGGGAAACACCAACTTGGGGTAGGATAGGGACAGGATTTGTTTACTGTGATGATTTTTTATCGGTAGATGATGCTGAAAATCATATGAAAAAACACTGGAGGTCAAAAGGTCTAGAGTGGAAAGCTGATAAATCTGTCAAGTTTACTGGTGGTTCTCTAGATAGAGTTGCAGTAAAAAATGTGATCGCTAATGGTTTATGTCAAAGTTTTATCGAACCTCTTGAATCAACCTCAATTATGGTTATATGTGTAACTATAAAAAGTATTTCTAAATTAATCAATAAAAATAAAGTGTGGGGAGAAAAAGAAAGTAATATTGTTAGTAAGGTGATGAAGAAATTTTTAAATGAAACAATGGAATTCGTTTTATATCATTATACATTATCAGATAGACAGGATACAGATTATTGGAGAGCATATAAAACAACAGACGTATTAGAGACTGTATCTACTATGATTGAAAAAAAGTTGAAACAAGAGTGGGTAAATCACGCTGAAACTTTACTTAATGGATATAACTGGGCAAGTATGTTAGTAGCATATGATAAACCATATCTAGGTCAACTTCCTAAAATAGAGGAATGGGAAATGAATAATTATGAATTTTATACAAAACAATTAGTAGAAAACTACAGATATCATTATAAAAACAATATGACAGTAAAAGAAAGATTAGAATATATTAATTCTTAGTAAATACTGCTAATATTCCATCAATTGCATCTACTTCATATTCTACACCAGCATCTATATTACCATAATCAAAAATAGATAATTCTTGATTTTCTACGACTGGTGAACCATCTAAACATATTAAAATAGAGTCTTGTTCTTCTTTTACTATATTGCCTGATACTAATTTTCCATTCCAATCTTGTTTTTTATCCAATGAACTAAAACCCACCATACAAAAATCTTCTAAAGCTTCAATTAAGAAATGATCATATAATTTATTTTTTGCACAATAAAAATCTCCTTTTTTAAGGATATCATATCCATCCTTAAAAGGCACTCCAAATTTACAGGAACCTCTTAACACATAAAAATACAATCCGTAACTATATTCTTCTGGTTCTATACCTATCCATCCTTTGCTTACGTCTATGGAACAAATTGCGAAATCGTTATCACGACATTTTTTAAAAGCATTTTTTGAATTCATTTGAATTTTAATTTAGAATTATTAATGTAAAACAAATAATCACAATTGTAATCATTTTTTGCACTGACCATTTTGATTTTCTTAATTTTAAATTTTTTCATTTCCTCCAATTAGTATTGTCCTGTGATACTGCCCAAGTTGATATTATATATTTGTCCTGACCTATGGGTGGATTCCCTCTATGTGTATGAGTAAACGCTGCTGGAAAAATAATTAATCTACCCTGCTCTGCTTTTATTCTTTTATTGATGTATAAAAATTCTGTCTCTCCACCCTCTTCAATTGTATTTAAATAAACTTGTGCAACTAATTTTCTTGGAGATGATTGTAGACCAGGATTTTCATAATGCCAATCATGAAATCCACCACCTATCGGTATTTTTTTTAACTTTGCATCATATATTAATAATTTTTCTCTACCTAAAGTACTATATTTTGTTAAGTAATCATTAATAGGGTCTTTTATTTTTGGTAAAAAATGAAGTGATAAATTATCTCCTGCTAGTACATTATATTCGGGATGATCATGATTATTAAAATTCATTGTATAATGATCTCGATTATGAAGTTTATCATAATCTTCCTTGAACACGATACCAGTATTAATGTAATGATTTATTCTGTCGATATAATATTTACATTCATCTTTTGAAAATATATTATCATATATTAAAATAAAATCTTTAATCATAATTTTACATCCCAAGGGTTAACACACAACACAATTCTGTCTCCCATAAATGGTTCTATACAATGATTTAGTTGAGGAGAAAATATAACTAATCTATTAGTTTTAGGAGTAATAATATCATCTTCAATATGCAATTTCCCTCCCCTTAAATTATTAATCTTCAAATAATATACCATAGAACACAGTGGAAATCTAGTTTGTCCAGTAGTCCCGTTTAGTTGCTCATCTTGATCAATATGCCATCCTCGTGGTTCTGTATTATTATGTGACCAAAACTCATATCCTGTACTTGAAGTCAAGTCATAGAAATTACTAGCAACATTAATCATTTGAACACAAAAATCTTTAAAGATGTGTTCCTCATTTAATGAGTACCATCTTTCATTAAAATTTGTTTCGTTTGTATTCTTTTTATGGTTTTCTAAAATTTGAATACAGTCACTCTCAAATGTAGGATTTCCTACAATATCATCTAAAATTGTTATCATAAATTAATTATAACACACTTCCAACAATAACGCCACCATCTGCACTTGATAATGTTTTATTTCCAGTACTATTACTTTGAACAGTACTTGAACTGAATATTAAACCATGTCCACTACTTCCTGGCTGTCCACCACCAACTCCATTACTTGGTGCGTCGTTTCTATCTCCACCATTTCCTCCATCTCCAGCTTCTCCTCCACCTTCTCCATGATCACCACCATCACCACCAGTGCCATTATTATCAAAAGTTGCATCAGTTCCTGCTTTTCCTTTTCCAGCTTGGTCAGATAAGTCCTTTCCTTTACCACAATTTCCATATCCACCAGCATTTTCAGGACCACCAAATCCAACAGGGATGCCAGCTCCACCGCCACCACCGCCACCAGACCTACCAAAGTCTCTGGGGTTTTTGTTTGGGTTTGAGGTAGAACCTGTTCCTCCTCCACCACCACCATATCCACATCTTATAGTTCCATTATTATTAATTTGTGCTGCATATTCAATACCTAATCCACTTGTACCTGTAAATGCTTGAGCAGGTGTACCACCATTAGTAGTTCCTTGTCTTCCGTTACCACCAGCACCTTGAATTCTACCAGAAGATCCAATATCAATTTGTAAAGTTGTTCCTGATGGCCAGCCTCCAGTTCTCAATGCGACTTTATTCCTATCAGAATTTGTAGATGCTTTTGCACCACCTATACTTTTATTTACATTAATAAAGACTTTTTTACCACCCTGCCAATCTGTTGATGATAAATTGTAAGTACCTGTTGCAAAAGTTCCAGTGGGTCTACTTCTAAAACCACCAACAACTCTAACTCTTGAGGCTTGGTTATTGTATCTCCAAGTCGCTGCCATAGTATTAGCACCATCATCTTCTCGATTCAAAATATTATCAGCTTCACCATTTGCTGATCCATTATCATCAAAGTAGTCAACAATCATGTTAAGTTGTTTACCATAAAAATCACTGAATTTAATTTGATCAGTAGATCCTGTTGGTATTCCAGTATCTAATGGAAGATTTGATAATGTACTACCTGAAGGAGAAGCGTTATCAAAATTTCCTGAAGGGTCATCTCTTCTATATTGACCTAAACTTCTGCCAGGATTATCTCCAAATTCTGATTCTATTTCAGAGAATGATAATTGATTTCCAGATGATTTAATAGTCATTATACTGAGCTAGTAATAGTTTCCCAAGCACTACCATTGTAAACTTGGAGTTTATTTAAGTTGGTATTATATATCATAGCACCTGATTGCAGACCTGTTAAATTACCTCTTTGTGCATTTGTTACCTTTGGAGGTATCATAAACATTCTATTTATTGCAGCACCACCAAGTGCTTGTCCTGCAAGACTAAAATCAACAGCTGCAGTTGGTACATTTGTTCCAACACCAACTGTTTCTAAAATACAGGTATCTCCACTAACAAGTAAAGCATTACCATTTACAAAAGTAGTTTTAATTCCAACATTTCCACTATCAGATATAGTAAATTTCTTATCTGCATCATCATTGACAGCCAATTGGTAGAATCCCATGGTAGTACCAATACCAACTCCAGCAGCAGATAACTCCCCAAATTCATAATAACTTGTAGTATCTAAGTCCAATCTCTTGAATGTTGATACACCAGTAGTTGCGTTCACATTTCCAAACAAATTTCCTACAACATTACCAACAACCTGCATATTTGCATTACCAGTAACATCTAAATCTCCACCTAAAATTACATTACCACTTATGGTAGCAGCACCAAGAACATGAAGAGGTGTGCTTGGAGTTGTGATTCCTATACCTAATGAGCCCCCTATACCAGTGAGAGTCATTAATCTAGCGTTGTTTTTACCCCTATGCCAATGAAAATCACCTTCAACATTTCCACCATTAGCAGCACTTAAGTGATAGTTAAAGTTACCAGTATCGTAGTTAATAATATCAACTGACTGTGCGGAACTGTAATTAAATCCTGGATCACGGCCATATCTAAACTCAGCATTATTTGTATTACCAGTGCTTGGTTCTCTACCTACTGTGAGACCTGCAATACCTGTATCACTAGTCACTTGTATTTCTGCGTTGCCAGTTTTTCTAACTTGAATAGCATTTGCAGGAGCATCAGTTCCAACACCTATTAAAGGTGAATTAAGTTCTGTTGTTGCTGTAATTACACCAGATGCAACAATATTAGTTGTATCAAGTTGTGATGTAATAGTAATTCCGATCCCAGATGTTTGTAATTTTTTGTTTCCGAAATGATATAGACTTGATCCATCAGAATAATTAAAATCTGCAATCTTTCTACCTTCGTGTCCACCTGTAGGACTTCCCACAATATTTGTGAAGTCACTATGTATTCTAAATGGATTATCACCATTATCCATATACTGTTCAATTCGGAAATGTCCCGCTGAACCTGAACCATGAGGATCTAATTGAGTTCTTTGATCACTACCAAAGACTGCGTGTACATTATCATTAAAATGTAACATGGAGTTGGAACCATTGTTCCTCCATCTCATTCTCTGTATTCCACTTGACCCACCACCAAAGAAATCTACCTGACCACCTATGGGTGGATAAAACGCAACATTATTACTAAAAGTAGAAATACCTGATGCATTGATTATGCCAATTGATATATTGGGTGTACCAGAAAGACTTGCTGCACTTCCAGATGTGTCTTGATTACCAGGAATATTAACGCCAGGTAAATTAATATTAGATGTACCATCAAATAATACACCTCCGATTGACCTTGCTGTTTGTAATTGAGTTGTGGAAGCAGCAACACCTGTTAAGTTTCCACTAAATGCTCCAGAGAAAGTCGTTGCAGAGATAATACCAGACGCATTTATATTACCAGCTGAACTAATACCTACACCCGTCTCTCCTCCATCAACATTATTACCCACTTGTAGAGTAGATTGGGGATTTGTGGTAGCTATACCAACTGTGCCACCTGTGTTATAAATGCTACTTACACCAAATCCAGCGTTGGTATCGATCCACTGTGAAGTAGGCATACCTTGTAAAAATCTTGCATCACCAAAAAATGTAACTATTCCCGATCCTTGTGCTGTAATAATTCCACTCTTTATACTAACACCAGCACCGATTATTT